TTCGTTTGATAGAGGTAAAAAAATAGTTGGTGATGCTGCTGATGCAATAGGTAAATATGCAGTAAAAACTTTAAAAGCATCGGAAGCAAATGTTAATTTACAGAATTCTGCTTTAATAGCAGCTGCTGAACAAGCTAAATTAGTTGAAAAATATGATGCTGAAGCCGAGAAGTTAAGAAAAATAAGGGATAATGATTTATTATCAATTAAAGAAAGAACAAAAGCAAATGATGATTTAAAAAAGGTTTTAGAAAATCAAGCTACTGCAATGAAAAACGTGGCTGCTAAACAACTTGAAGCAGCAGAAGCGACTTATAAATTAAATGATTCAACAGAAAACAATGTTGCATTAATAAACGCACAAGGAAATGCTTTAGGTGTTGTAGCACAAATAGAAGGATTAACAAGTGAACAAGAATCTAATAGAGTATCATTAAAAAAAGAATTAATTGATTTAAATAAAAGTCAAATAGAGGGTATAAATGATTTGTCTATTGAACAAAAAAAGTTTAATGAAGAATTAGAAAAAGATGAAGTTAAAAAATTACAAAATCAAAGGGCAAATTTAGAAGAAGAAAAAACAATTAAACTTAAAGAGTTACAAGATAATATAAATATTACGGCTTTAGGTACTCAAGCAAGGGTGGATGCTGAATTAACATTTAAAACTAAAAAACAAGAAATTGATAACGCTTTAATAACTAATGCAACTCAAACTAAAGAAAAAATATTAGAACAAGAAAAAGCAATTGCAGATGGTAAAAAAGCAATACAAGAACAATCTTTCGCTGTTGCAGAAGGTGGGATAAATTTATTAAAAGGATTATTTTCTAAAAATAAAGCTATTCAAAAAGGTTTAATTATGGCAGAAAGTGCTATGGGTATTGCAAGAATAATTATTGGTACTCAAGCAGCTAATACAGCAGATACCGCAGCAGCAGCTTTAATGGGTCCTGTATTCGGACCGCCATTTTTAACTACGAAATTAATATTAAATAAAGTTAGTGCAGGTATTGGTATTGCAGCAAATATAGCAGCTACTTCAAAAGCATTAGGTGCGTTAGGTGGAGGTGGTGCTCCAAGTGCTGGAGGTGGTGGTGAAGGTGGTGGTGCTGCCCCTGCTGCTCCATCATTTAACGTAGTAGGTGCAAGTTCAACAAATCAATTAGCACAAACAATAGGCAATAAAGAAGCACAACCTATAAAGGCTTATGTAGTAGCAAATGATGTTACAACTCAGCAAAGTTTGGATAGAAATATAGTACAATCAGCAAGTATTGGGTAATTAAAACAAATAAAAATTAAATTAATTATAATTAAAAAAATATAAGATGCGAATAGTAGAATTAATAATAGACGAAAACGAAAAGTTAAACGGAATAGAAGCAGTTTCAATAGTAGAATTTCCTGCAATAGAATCTAATTTTATAGCTTTAAGTGAACATTTAGAACTTGCAAAAGTAGATGATGAAAAAAAGATTTTAATGGGTGCTGCATTAATTCCAAATAAAAATATTTACAGACGTAATGGCGAAGATGAATATTATATTTTCTTTTCAGAAGATACAGTAAGACACGCAAGTGAATTATTTTTAATGAATTCAAATCAAAACAACGCTACATTAGAACACGATAAAAAGTTAAAAGATTTAACTGTAGTTGAATCTTGGATAGTTGAAGATGTAGATATGGATAAATCTAAAAAGTATGGCTTAAATGCACCCGTAGGCACTTGGATGGTATCTATGAAAGTAAACAATGATGTTATATGGAATGACTTTGTTAAAACAGGAAAAGTTAAAGGATTTTCGATTGAAGGATATTTTAGCGACAAATTAGAAATGAGTTTAAATTTAAATAAAAAAGAAATGGAAAAAAATATTATGATTGAAAAAATTAAATCTTTAATTGAAAAAAGTGAATTAAAGAATCAAAAAGTAAAATTAGCTTTAATTGATGATTATTATTCATCAGTTCAAAAAGCAATTTCAACTTATGTAAGTGCAGATACTAAATTAAAGGAATTAAAAAACTACGCTAAAACAATACAAGATTTATTTAATAATTCAGGAGAACAAGTTTTATTAGCAAATAAAATATTTGATAATGTAAAAAAACAAGCTGCTGATTTAGGTATTGAATTACCTAATGAATTAAAAAATAATAATAAAGATTTATTTGATTATGCTAAAAAAATAGATGTATCAATTAAATTTTTAAATCAAATTAAATAACTTTAAGAAACAAACACTAATTAATGCTGAAATTAATAAATAAAATTATGGGAAATAAAACAAGTTCGCCAAAAGGTGGAAACAGAGGTTGCGTATGTAAAGATGGAACATATAGTTCTAAATGTTGTAATGGAGAATTGCAAGAACAAGGAATTGGTTCTACAGTAGCACAATCAAGTGCAACAGTTACAAACACAAATACTGCAAGAGTTATAACAAATGTAAGTTCGTAATTTATAACAAAACTAAATAATAATAATTTAAACTATAAATACTTATAAATATGACAACTGAAAAATTGGTAATGAATTCTTTGTTTGCAAAAACAGAATTAAAAAGTGAAAAAGTAGAATTAGGTTTAATTGATGATATTCAAAAAAATATTGACAACGGAATGAAATTACTTACTGATTCAATAACAAAAGGTGGATTAGCAGAAAATTCTTTAAAAAGAGCAAGTATGGATGCGAAAGATGGAGTTGATAAAGCTAAATTTTTAGGTTTAGATTCTAAGACTTTTGAATTAAAATTGCAACAAGCAAACGAATTACTTGCTAAAGCAACAAAAATTAAAACTGTATAAATATGAATGTAATTAATGAAATCAAAACTCTTTTGGGTATGGAAGTAAAACTTGCTCAAATGAAACTTAAAGATGGAGTTACTGTTATAGAAGCTGATGCTTTTGAAACAGATAATGCTGTTTTTATTGTAAACGGTGAAGAACGTATTGCAATGCCAGTTGGCGAATACGAACTTGAAGATGGAATGATTTTAGTAGTAGCCGTTGAAGGTGTTATTGCTGAAATTAAAGAAGCTGAAGCTGAAGTAGAAGAAGCTCCTGAAGTTGAAGAAGAAGTTGAAGCACAAGCTGAAACAGTAGCAACTCCTAAAAGAATTGTAGAATCAGTTTCTAAAGAAATGTTCTTTGCAGAAATTGAAAAATTAAGAACTGAAATTGCTGAATTAAAATCAGTAAAAGAAGTTGTTAAAGAAGAATTAAGTTCAGAAGTTGTTGTTGAACCATTAACACACTCACCTGAAGTTAAAAACGAAGTTAAACTAAATAAAATATCAACTAATCGCCAAATGACTACACAAGATATAGTTATGGCAAAACTTTTTAATTAATAAACTATGGCTACTACAACATCAATTACGACCACGTATAGTGGAGATTTTGCCGGAAAGTACATTTCTGCTGCATTATTATCAGGTTCTACAATCGCTAATGGCGGTATCGAAGTAAAACCAAACATTAAATTTAAAGAAGTTATCAAAAGAATTGCTACTGATGCAATCGTTGCTAATGCTACTTGTGATTTTACTTCTACTTCTACAGTTACTTTAACTGAAAGAATTATTACTCCTGAAGAATTTCAAGTAAATCTTGAATTTTGTAAAAAAACGTTTAAATCGGATTGGGAAGCCGTTCAAATGGGATATTCTGCATTTGACAATTTACCTCCAGCTTTCGCTGATTTTATTTTAGCACACGTTGTTGCTAAAGTTGCTGAGAAAATGGAAAACAATATTTGGAAAGGTGTTAATGCTACTGCAGGAGAATTTGACGGTCTTGTTACTTTAGCTACTGCTGATGCAGCTGTTATTGATGTAGCTTCTCCTATTGCTGGTGGAATTACTGCTGCTAACGTAATTGCTGAACTTGGGAAACTTGTTGACGCTATCCCTGCTGCATTGTACGGAAAAGAAGATTTGTATCTTTATGTTTCACAATCAGTTGCTCGTGATTATGTACGTGCTTTAGGCGGATTTGGTGCAAGTGGATTAGGTGCTAACGGAACTAACGCACAAGGTACACAATGGTTCAACAATGGTTCATTATCTTTTGATGGTGTTAAAATCTTTGTTGCAAATGGATTGGCAAACGATTATATGATGGCTGCTCAAAAATCTAACTTATATTTTGGAACAGGTTTATTATCTGACCACAATGAAGTTAAATTAATTGACCTTGCTGATATTGATGGTTCAGAAAATGTAAGAGTTATAATGAGATTTACTGCTGCTGTTCAATACGGAGTTGGTGCTGAAATTGTACTTTACACTCCTGCTGCATAATTACAAACAAATTAAGAAGGGAGTTTAATCGCTCCCTTTTTTATTAACTTTAAAATATATAAACTATGCCTTGCGATATTTCTTTAGGACGTGCCGAACAATGTAAAAATTCAATCGGTGGATTAAGAGCTGCATACTTCATTAATTGGGGTGATGCAACAACGGTAACATATTCTGCAACTGCAGGAAGTGAAGATGTAATAACTGCATTAGGTGGTACACCTATCGGTTACAAATATGAATTAAAAGGAACTTCTACATTTGAACAAACTGTAACAAGTTCAAGAGAAAACGGAACTACATTTGTAGACCAAAAATTAAGTTTAAGTTTAGCAAAATTAACTATTGCTGACCATAAACAGTTGAAATTACTTTCCTATGGAAGACCACAAGTTATCATTGAGGATAACAATGGTAATTTCTTTTTAGCTGGTTTAACTAAAGGTATGGACTTAGTAACTGCTACTATTTCAAATGGTGCTGCTATGGCTGATAAAAGTGGATATTCTATGGAATTTCAAGGAATGGAGCCTGTTGCTGCAAACTTTGTAACTGGACCATTAACTACAGGTATTTTAGCTTCTATTGTTGAAGGTAGTGTAGCATAACATTTTGTTTTGTTTGTTTTTTTAAAGGGGTTTAGGTAAAAGTAAATCCCTTTTTTTAAACAATAACTTTTAAAAATATAAAAAATGAGTGAATTAAAAAGAGTAATGGAAATATTATTCAAAACAGAATTATCTTCACAAAAAGTTGAATTAGCTACTATATATGATGATTTAAAAGGTGCTTTAGCTGAAGCAAACAAAGAAGTTATTAAAGCATTAGATTTAAAATCACAAGCTGCAAAACTTACTCAAGTTTCAATAAATAAAAATAGAGAATTATTAAAAGAATTAAATAAAGCTGAAGTACTTATAAAAGATTTAGGATTAGATTCTGAATTACAAAAAGTTCAAAAAGCAAAATCTGAAGTAAATGGTAATTTAAATGCGTTAGATACAATTTTAAATAAATTATTGTCTGTATAAAAAATAAGGGTGCTAAATTAGTACCCTTTTTCTTTTTTAAATATTTTTAAATGTTCTTCTATATTTTTAGTAGGATATAAATGATATTCATTATTATTAGCTGAATGATACCATTCTGCAAATCTTAAAGCAAAATCATCTTTTTGTTCTTCTTCTTTTGTTAAAAAATAACTTGTATCAATATTATAAATTATTTTTTGATTATTTAGCATAAATCTTGATTCTATTAAATCTAATAGGTATTGCATAATTGTTTTTTCCATATTTATTTTTTTTCAAATATATAAAAATTTATCATACAAAACAATTCTACGTTAAATTTATTATTAAATAAAATAGATTATGATAATTTTAAAAGAACAAAATACTCCGCAAACATTTAGTTTTATTCCACGTGAATTAAAAGCTACTACTATTGTTTTAAGAAACGAAACAACAGGAACAGAAACAAATATAGCTGCTGATTTTTTCTTATCTGATTATTATTTAACAACGACAACTATTTTTGATTTAAAAGAAAATACGTTTTATAATTTGACTATTAAAAACAATGATGATATAATTTACAAAGATAAAATATTTTGTACTAATCAAAATACAGATACATATACAGTCAATCAAAATGAATACGTAGCAAACATTACAAACAACGAATTTAAAATATATGAGTAATATATCAATAGTAAATTTAAGTGCTTATACAAGTCCTGTAATACAAGAAAACAAGAAGAATAACTATATTGAGTATGGTGCAGATAATAATTACTTTCAATATTTAATTGATAGGTATTTATATAGTGCTACAAATGGAGCTATTATTACAGGGGTTGCTAATATGATTTATGGCAAAGGATTAGATGCTTTAGATTCTAATAAAAAGCCAAATGAATATGCACAAATGAAATCTATTATAAAAGATTCTGATTTAAAGAAAATAGCTTTAGAAAGAAAACTTTTAGGAATGGCTGCTATGCAGGTTGTAATGGAAAAGAAACAAGTTAAACAAGTGCTTCATTTCCCTATGCACACTTTAAGAGCTGAAAAATGCAATGATAAAGGACAAATAGAAAATTGGTATTATCACCCTGATTGGACTAAAAAGAAACCAAGCGAAGAATTAAAACGCATTCCTGCTTTTGGATTTGGTAACGGTAATGAAGTTGAGTTGTATATTTTACACCCTTATGTAAGTGGATTTGACTATTATAGTCCTATTGATTATTCGGGTTCTTTGCCTTATGCTTTATTAGAAGAAAACATAGCAGATTATCAAATCAATGATTGTCAGAATGGTTTTAGTGGTACAAAAGTTATTAACTTCAATAATGGTATTCCAAGTGAGGAAATGCGTGATAAAATGAAGCGTGATGTACTTGGTAAATTAACAGGTGCACGGGGTGAAAAAGTTATTATTGCTTTTAACGCTAATGCTGAAAGTAAAACTACAGTTGATGATTTACCTTTAAATGATGCTCCTGCACATTACGAGTATTTAAGTAAAGAATGTTTTGATAAATTAATAGTAGGTCATAGAGTTACAAGTCCTATGCTTTTAGGAATTAGAACAGGTGATGGTGGATTAGGTAACAATGCAGACGAAATAAAGACTGCTACGCTATTATTTGATAATATAGTTATAAAACCATATCAATTAGAAATAGTTGATGCTTTAGACGAAATTTTAGCTATTAATAGTATATCATTAAAATTATATTTTAAAACAATACAACCTTTAGAATTTGTTGATGTATCAGGAATGAACGCAGAAACTACAGAAGAAGAAACTGGGGTTAAAATGTGTTCACATAATTTAGCTACTGATTCTATTGCAGATTTGTTAATTGAAAAAGGTGAAACATTAAGCGACGAATGGTTTTTAATTGACGAAACAGAAGTAGATTATGATTCTGAAGAAGAATTAGATGCTGAAATTAATACTTTAAATAATAAAAAGAAAAGTACATTATCTAAAATGTGGAAATTTATAACTTCTACAGGAACAGCAAAACCAAACGTTAAAAGTCCAGAACAAGACAAAGTAATTGATGGAATTCAGTTTATTACAAGATATAAATATAGTGGTGATTTAACAGGTGAAAGAGAATTTTGCAGTAAGATGTTACGTTCAGATAAAGTTTACAGAAAAGAAGATATTATAAATATGGAATCACAGGTTGTTAATTCAGGCTTTGGTCCTAAAGGTTCTGATTCTTATTCTATCTGGTTATACAAGGGCGGAGCAAGATGCAATCATAAATGGCTTCGTAGAACTTATGCTAATTTTGAAGGTGTTAAAATTGACCCTACAAATCCAAATGCTAAAGACAAAGTAATTAGTGCTGCAACTGCTGAAAAATATGGTTATAGAATAAGAAATGACAAAGAAGTATCAATGAAACCAAGTGATATGCCTACAAAAGGATACACACAAGCGTATTGGGATAAAATGGGATATACAAATTAATTAAGATATGGCACAAGGATTATTTATTTCAACAAACGATATAGTTAAATTCACTGTTTTAAATGGTAATTTAGACCCTGATATTTATACACAATATATTTTTCAAGCACAACAATTACATATTCAAAATTATTTAGGAACTAAACTATATAACAAGATTAATGATGGTATTGTAGCTGGTAATTTAGCAGCACCATATACAACGCTTTTAAGCGTATATATTAAACCAATGGTAATACATTGGGCTATGGTAGAGTTTTTACCTTACGCAGCTTATAAAGTATCAAATAAAGGAGTATTTAAACATAATTCTGAAAACAGTACTACAGTTGAAAAGAATGAAATAGACTTTTTAATTGAAAAAGAGCGTGATGTTGCACAATCTTATACAAATAGATTTATAGATTATATGAGTTTTAATCAAGTTTTATTTCCTGAATATAATAGTAATTCAAATGCTGATGTATTTCCAGATAAAGATGCAAACTTTACAGGATGGATTTTATAATTATGAGTGTAAAAGAAACATATAAACCAAAAGAAACTAATGTTAAAAAATTAGAAGTCTTTTTAAATAAATTAAAAAAACAAAAAGAGTTATGAGTTTAAATTTTTCACATATAAAAGGCGATACATTTGAAGCAGTTAATTTTGCAGTTGTAAAAAATGCGGTTGCATTAAGTTTAACAGGAGCCGTAATTAAAATGCAATTAAAAAAAGAATGTAATGGAGTTGCTATTTTAGCATTTACTTCTGTAGCTTCTGCTGGAATAACAATTACAAACGCTGCAGGAGGTTTATTTAAAATTAACCAACAGATTATAAATATAGCTGAATTTAATTATATTTACGATATACAAATAACATTTGCTGATGGAACTGTTAAAACTTGGGTAGAAGGTAATTTTGTAGTTAAATGCGATATAACAAGATAGTATGCCAGATAATGTAAATATAACCGTAAATGAAACTATTGAAAATATAGTTATCAATCCATCTATTTCTACTGAAGTAATTGATGTAAATATTACAGGGACTACTGAAACTGTAAATATTGATGTTACACCTAATTTAACAACTGTAAATATTAATAGTATTTCAGGTTCACCTGTTACTAAAACTTCAGATTTAATAAACGATGGTGAAGATGGAATAAATCCTTTTATAACAGCTCAAGACGTTCCTGCCCAAGGTTTAACTTCTGTGGGTTTATCAATGCCTGTAGCTTTTAATGTTTCAAATAGTCCTTTAACTTCAGATGGTACAATAGCTGTTAGTGCAGCAGGAACAGCTTCTCAATATATAAGAGGAGATGGACAATTAGCAACTTTACCAAGCGGTGGTGGTGGTGGTTCTTCTGTTAATTATTATTTAAATGGTAGTATTGCTGCATCGGTTGCAACTTATAAGCAGATGTCAAACACTGCAATAATTGGAGCAGGTACAGATTTTACATTAACAGGTAATGGATTAATATCACAATTTTTAACCGATTTTGGAAATCCAAACAGAACAGAAATACCTGGAGGAGCTTGGAACTTTGAAATGTTTTTTTCAATGTCCTCAAATGGCGGTACACCTGCTTTCTATGTACAACTGTTAAAATATGATGGTGCAACTTTTACAAGTATTGCATCAAGTTCTGCGGTGCCTGAAAATATAACAGGAGGTACAAGTATTGATTTATATTTAACTTCATTAGCAGTGCCTACAACTCCATTATTAATTACCGATAGACTTGCTATTAGGGTTTATATAGTTAATAATTCAGGAGGCAGAACAGCAACATTACATACAGAGAATAGTAATTTATGTGAAATTATCACTACGTTTTCAGGGGGCGTAACGTCTTTGAATGGATTGACTACAAATACACAATATTTAGCAGTAGGAACAACAGGAACAGATTTTAATATTAATAGTTTAGTTGATACACATACGTTTAATTTACCAACAGCATCGGCTACAAATAGAGGTGCATTAAGCACAACAGACTGGAGTGCATTTAATAGCAAATTTACTTTACCTTCATTAACATCAGGTTCAGTATTGTTCTCAAATGGTACAACTATTGCACAAAAAAATAGTAACTTCTTTTGGGATAATACTAATAATAGGTTAGGGATTGGAACGAATACACCAACAAGTGCATTAAATATTTTAGATACAAAAACAGCTACTATTAATAATCAAATAGGGGCTTTAAATATTTTGGGAACTTTTACAGCAAGAGCAACTATATCAGATTCTTTAACATCATTTCAAAATTCTCAAATATTAGTTGCATCAGCAAATACTCAAAAATTAGTAGGTACTACTTTAAAAACTACATATAATTTAGGTGCATTTACAGGTATTACTACATTTCCTTTAGAAATTTATGGAACAAATAATGAAGGATTATTTAGAATAAAAACAAGTTCTAATGGTAATGAAAATAAAATAATTTTAGGAGATTGGTTAAACGGAGGTTTTGCAAGTAAATTAGTTTTTTTAAGACCTTCAGGTGCTTCAGAAGCTACTACAATGATACAAGGTAATTCTGTTTTTGCGGTTGATAATGTAAATGGACCAATTTGCTTTAATGCTTATGCAAATACAAGTAATGTATTAATAAATTCTATAACAGACAACGGTGGTAAACTTCAAATCAAAGCAGGAGGAGCATTAAGTACAGACATAG